CTGCAGGAGAATATATAATTATCGATTGTTTTAGAACTGTTGATCCAAACGACTTCGCAAGAGTTTACAATGACTCTTTCATCAAACCATATCTGACTGCCTTAATTAAACGTCAGTGGGGACAGAATCTTATGAAGTTTCAAGGAGTTAAACTTCCCGGTGGAGTAGAACTAAATGGAAGACAAATTTATGAAGATGGGCAGAATGATTTAGACAAAATCATGGAAAAAATGTCTAATACTTATGAACTTCCTCCCCTTGACATGATAGGCTGATGGTATTAAATCCTTTTTTCTTACAAGGTTCTCAAGGAGAGCAAAATCTTGTTCAAGACTTGATCAATGAACAATTAAGAATGTATGGTGTTGAGGTATTTTATTTGCCAAGACAATATGCAACAAAAAGTTCGATAATTCGCGAAGTGATTGAATCAGAATTCAATCAATCGTATCCTATTGAGGCATATGTTGATAATTTTGATGGATATGGAGATAATTCTGTTCTTTTATCAAAATTTGGAGTTCAACAAACATCTGAAATAAAGTTAATTATTTCTCAAGAAAGATTTGAAACATATATCACACCATTAATCACGAATTTGCCCCTTATTGAACTCGCGACTCGGCCGAAAGAGGGTGATTTAATTTATTTTCCACTTGGAGATAGGCTTTTTGAAATAAAGTTTGTTGAGCATGAAAAGCCTTTCTATCAGTTACAAAAAAATTACGTTTACGAATTAACCTGTGAACTATTCAGAGGGGAAGATGAAATATTGGACACTGGTATTGAAGAAATCGATGATTCCTTCGACACCGAAGGAAATATTAGATCTCTCACTCTTATCGGATCAGGTTCTACCGCAACCGCTATCACTGGAAGAGTTGAAAGCGGAGCTATCAGCAGGATCATTGTTACAAATAGAGGAGAAAAATACAATTATCCACCCAGTGTTACTATATCATCTCCCATATCAGGGAAATTGGCAACTGGAATTTCCACATTGCGTGACGACATTGTTGGTTGTGATGGAACAGAAATAGGTTCTGTTGTTCAAGGAGTTATGATAATTAATCCTGGTGAGGGATACACTACAAATCCGGGTATTGCTTTTGTTGGTTTTAACACTAATCCTGGTGTTGGTGCAGCTGCAACCACCAGAATTTCAGACAATACTGTTGGTGTTGTGACTGTTACTGATGGAGGTGGTGGATATGTTACTGCTCCTACTGTCACCTTCAGTAATCCGGGTGCTGGCGGAACAACTGCTACTGGTGTCGCTGTTGTATCTGCTGCCGGAACAGTTTCTGCAATCTACATCACCAACGCCGGTGCTGGGTATACAACTGCTCCTACAATTACTCTTTCAGATCCACCTACATCTGGAGTTGGAACATTTATTAGATCGGAAACTATTACTGGATCTACAAGTGGTGTGACTGGAATAGTTAAGACATGGAATACTATTACTAACGTTCTCACATATTCTAATACTACAGGAGACTTCTTACCTGGAGAGACTATTGTTGGATCGGAAAGTAGCGCCTCTTATGTAATAAAAGTTTATGAAGATGACAATACAGTAAATAATTATCCAGATAATGATACTTTTGAAACTTTTGCTAATGATGGGATTTTAGATTTCTCAGAATCAAATCCATTTGGAAATCCTTAACCATAAATAAAGTTACATAAGGCATCTGTATGTTTGAATACTTTTACCATGAAATTTTAAGACGAACGATTATTGCGTTCGGAAGTCTTTTTAATGGAATTGATATTAAGCATCTCGACTCCGCTGGTAACGTATCCGAAGAGATTAAAGTACCTTTAGCATATGGGCCAACTCAAAAGTTTTTAGCAAGATTAGAGCAATCGCCAGATCTTAACAAACCAACGTCGATTACTCTTCCAAGAATGTCCTTTGAATTTACAGGACTTCAATATGATGGCAGTAGAAAAGTTACTACCACTCAAACATTCAAAACGCAGACTGTAGGTATTGCAACAGCGATTAGAAAGACTTACATGCCTGTTCCATATAATATGTCATTTGAATTATCAATATTCACCAAGTTGAATGATGATATGCTTCAAATTGTTGAGCAAATCTTACCATATTTTCAACCAGCATACACACTTTCAGTTAATTTAGTCGATACGATTGGAGAAAAAAGAGATATTCCAATTGTGATTGAAAACATTACGATGCAAGATGATTATGAAGGTAACTACAGCACAAGACGTTCTCTTCTCTATACCATAAGATTTACTGCCAAAACATATCTTTTTGGCCCTATTGGAGATACTTCAAAAGCATCCAAAGATCTTATCAAAAAAGTTCGTGTTGGATATGTTCAAGACGATTCTTCTACGCCAACCAGAGATCTTACTTACACGGTTGTTCCAAGAGCAACAAAAAGTTACACAGGCAACGTTGTTACAAGTTTGGCGCAAGATATTGGTACAACATCTAGTATTATTCAAGTTACCGACGCAACAAATATTTCCGAAAACGTATATATCAATATCAATAACGAATCAATATACGTAGATAGAAAAGAAGGAAATACTCTTTTCACAAAAAGAGGACAGGATGGAACTATTACTGGATCACATGTTCGTGGAACTGCAGTTAATGTTATCACTGATGCGGATGATGCTCTTATTGAAGTTGGAGATGACTTCGGATTCGATGGAGTAGTATCATGAGTTTTGATAGTTTAAACGAAGCGTTTGATGTATCAAGTGAGATCGTATCTAGTGAACCTGAACAAGTAAAACCCGTTCAAAAAGAAGTAGACGCAATAAAGTCTGATACTAGAAAGGATTATGAGTACACAAGAGGGAATCTTTATTCTTTGATTGAAAAGGGGCAAGAAGCAGTTAACGGTATTCTGGAATTAGCACAAGAAACTGAACAGGCAAGAGCATATGAAGTCGCCGGACAATTAATTAAAAATGTCGCTGATGCAACTGACAAACTTCTCGATTTGCAGAAGAAACTCAAAGATGTTGAAGAAGAATCTCAATCAAAAGGCCCAACAAATGTTACTAATGCACTTTTTGTTGGATCAACCGCTGATCTCGCTAAATTATTGAAGCAAAACAAAGAAAATAAATAGTTAAAAAAGTGTCATGGCAGTACCTGCAGTAAACATAGAAATTGAACAAGGTGCGGACTTTACTTCAACCTTTACTATTACAAATAGTGATGGATCTATATTTAATATGAGCAACGCCAGTGCTGTTGCAAAAGCAAAAAAGCATCCTACTGCAGGAACGGCATATACTTTTTCCTCTTCCATTGAATCTTCAACTGGAAAAATTACTATTTCAATGACTGACGAAGTTACTGCAACAATGGAAGCAGGAAGATATCTATATGACATTTTGTTAACTGCAGCGGGTGGTGATAAAACAAGAGTCATTCAAGGAATGGCATTAGTTACTGCAGGTATATCATAAATACCACTATAGGGTAAACAAATGCCAGATTACTTAGTAAGAAGATCAGGAACTAAAAAATTTACCGTAACTCAGGAGAAAACCGTCGTGGCGGAGAATCTATCTGAACTAGCAGATGTATCAGTATCAAATTTAGCTGGATCTGATAAATTTGTATTAGCATATAATGCATCTCTTGCAAAATTTGAGTTAATACCTGCAGACAGTGTTCTTACTAACGCTGCTGCAGATGCTGTATTACCAGATTCCTTTGTCAATCAACTTGATGTCGATCTTGATAATAAAGTCGATCTTGATGGTGGCTCGTTTTAAAATATCTAAATAGTAACAAGAAAAATTATAGGTTAAATGACTTCTCCAGTACTTCAGTTTAAGAGAGGTGCGTTTGCTAATCTACCTGGACTCAGAGTAGGTGAACCTGGCTTTACCACTGACAAATACGATTTATACATCGGATTATCGTCAGAAACCGCCACAAACCAGTTTTATGGTTCGGGCAGGTATTGGGGTAGAGAGGATGGCACCAATCCTTTAGAGTTTAAACTTGTTGACAAGGACGGCTCTAACAGTATTAATTTAAGAGCTCCTGCAACTCTTAGTGGTATCACCACTTATACTTTTCCAGAAACTCCCCAAGCAGGAAAACTACTAATTACAGATGCGGCAGGAAACCTCTCTTGGGGCGACGAATTTACATCTGATTTAAATATCACCGGTATTGTAACTGCAACCGGTGGATTTAATATTGGTATTAACTCTTCAGGAAATGTAATTACCACAGGCCCTGTTCAGAATCTGAATTTTATTGGTGCAGGTAATACCTTTGCTTATAATCCTGATACTGATACTGTAGATATTACTATTGCTGGCGAAGGTTCAGCAATGACATTAGGTTCTCCGACTGATGGAAGTTATTCAGAACCTGCTGCTTTAAATACATTTACCAGTTCAACCAAAATTAGTGATAGTATTGACGATCTAAATGAACTTGCTCTGAATGTAATTAGAAACACCGCTGTTACTGGACTTGCATTTACTGCAAACTCTACCGCTGGCGGTTCTCCTTTTACCGTCACTCTGAATACATTCCACGACGGTAACGCTAATAGTTTTGATATTGATTGGGGAGATGGAACTGCTCTCGATACAACGTCAGACTCTACACCATCACATACTTATGATCAAGAGAATGGTGGGGCATTTAGTGTAAGTGTTGTTGCGAAAAATACCTCCGGTGCAGGTGCAGGACACTCTGCTTCTGCATCAAGAACAAATTATATCACAGTTTATACTCCCGATCCATCTGTTTCTTTTGATCTCTTTAGAGCATCTTCTGGCGGTAGCGCACTTAGTGGAAATAATTTGTATGTTGTAGAAGGACAGTCACTCTACTTAGATAATAATACTACAAACGCTTCTCAAGTTGGATCCGGTGCAACCTATACCGTTGACTGGGGTGATGGTTCTGCGAATAGTTTCATCTCAAGTAACACCGTTGGTGGTGGCGCAAGCACTTCTGCAGATAGACTACAACATACTTGGGCAGATGGAACCTCAAGTGGAAGTGGAAGAGATACATTAACTCTTACTATCAATAGTCACAATCTTGCTAACCCAGGTGTTGTTCCTGTTTCTGGAACAGTTTCATTGAAGGTTTACGATGATGCCCCTACAGAACCTGATACTCTTAGTTCCAAGACTTTAAGTAACGTAAGTAGCATTGGAACTAACCCCAGAGCAGCTCACGGTTTTACTGAAAATACTTCTGGGGTAGCAGGAATAAGCACAGGAGACACGGTACGTCGCGTTACTAATGGCACTGCTACTGCTGGCCCCATAACATCTTTCGCATATAATGCAGATTCAGGAACACTTACAGCAACTGTTAATGGATCTGCAGATGGACAGAAAGTATTAACAGGTGGTGATGATAGTGGATCTTATACAAGTCTTACTATCGATTCGGAAAGTGATTACAACCTTCTGACTTCTGGAGGAACATCCACAACGTTTGCAAATAGCACTTTCTATCCCGGTTTATACAAAGGATTTAAGGCAAGAGTTGCTAAGGCAGTCAGTGGACTATCGGTTGGAACAAATAGTATGCAACTTCAACATAGCATTGGAGGAGATACTAATACAGTTGGATTTATAAAAGATGATTTAACATCTTCTCCTTCTGTTGACATTTCTAGTGCCACTCTTACTCAAAATAACGCTGGAACCTTCAGATATATTTCTGGTATTCCTTATTACAATACTGGATCTCCAACACTAACTCTTTCTGGTGTAGAAATTGATCACCTTGTTGGACAATGTTATACAGATCAAAATGATATTGTTGAGGTTGATAATGGAGCAAATCAAGAAGGAACATCAGCGAGCGCGATTAATAATTCTGGGTATACTTACGCACAGATTGATGGCGCTACCACAATGCTTGAGGGAGGTATTCCAAAAGTTAATACCGGAACAGCATCCGCATATGAGATTGGAAGTCTCACAGTTCCCATTACTTCATCATCAGTAAGAACTGTAAGAAGAGTTAAGGTTCGTGCAAAGAATGTGAATGGAACAAGTTCCTATAGTTCTTCTGTCGCAACTAACATTCAGGTTCATACCGCTTCCCAAAGTGGAATTAACGAAACTGCCATTGCTGTTTCCGATTCCCTTGGAAACGGTGATTTGACTAATGATGGCGTTAGAATCTTTGATTTCAGCGCAGAAACAACTAACACTCCAGATTACTCTGGGTTTGGAGTCTCGAACTTCTATACAAACAGTGTTTATTCTGAAGCTTCCGATCCAGGAGTTTCCGGAACGCAAGAAGCATCACTTAGACTTGGAGTCATCAAGCATGATACCACCGATTATTCAAGTGGTTACCTTCCTGTAGGCCCAAATAGAAGTGGTGATACAGGAACTCAATACTTTACATTTGCTTTCCAAAGAAGAGCTGTTGCTAACTTTGAACTGAGCATCACTAGTTCTGGTATTTCTGGTGGTGTGTTTATCGCAGCGCCTGGGACAAATATTGATAGTGCATCTGGACTTAACGGTTGGTTAAGAGCGGATCAAACTTATGCTGGTTCTGGTACACCTGGTAGTGATACTGGAAACGGGGGTAATGGTAGTGATGGTTGTGCATTCACATCTGGTGATCGAATACAAACTGGAACTGCTCTAAGTAGTAGTTACACGCTAACTTTAGGTGATCAGAACATGACTGACGCCGATAGTAATGTCGTCCTCGTAAGAATCGGACTTGCATCTGGTGAGTCTGTAACTGCACTCAGCGTATCTTAAGGGGAGGATAAACAAATGGCAATTTCAGATACCCAAAAAGTTGATTTTCTCTGGAAGAAAATCGCGTTTGCTAAAGCAAAAACAGATACAAACGCAAATAAAAAAGGCCCTAACGAAGCAAACCCAAGTCCTCTTCTTTTAAGAGGAGATAAGGTTTGGAGAGAGTCATCATTAATCAATGCAACTATTCCTGCAGTTTCCAATGAATATGTTGGTGTTACCACTTCAGGTGCTCCAGTTGAATTAACTGCGGATGGATCATCAACCACTAATAGAACTTGGAAAACTGGTTTAACGGACTGGATTCCCCCAGAACTTGGTTCAACATACCAAGTTAAAGTTTATATTCACACTGCAAATAATGCAAGCACTGCTGTTGCAAGTGGAACTCAAGTATTTGAAACTGGTTCTGGAAATAATGACGAATGGTATTTTGATTATTCAGCAGGTATCCTTCACTTTATCGGATCAAACTTACCTAATGGAGTAAATTTCTCCGGTAAGAGTGTTTATATTACTGGTGCAAGATATATTGGCGCTTTTGGTATTCCTGGTGCTGGAGGTGGTAGTGGTTCAAATTTAGCAGGCATCAATACCTTTACCGATGCTACAAATAATATTCTTGGTAATGAAAATACCGGTACAATTCAGGTTGATGGCGGTGTTGGTATCGCTAAAAACCTTACTGTAAAAGAAAATCTTCATGTTGGTGGATACTCTGAGTTTGTTGGAGTCGTAACCTTCAGTGGAGGAACCGTAAATCTTGGTGATGGAACAACTGATAA